AAAATTTTAAAAGACTTGATGCCGTGCAAGTACGCGGCTATTCGACTGTGCGAACGGCCCCAAGGAGTAAGTGCTGCGGCTTTATGGAAGTGCGGGGCGACCTTGGCCGCCGCACCACAGGAAGAAATCGGCAAGCGGTGTGTGGCCGTCCTTAAACGGTATGGCGCAGCCCCAAATTGAACACCAAACGCCGTCGCCGGAAGCGGCAGCAAAGCGAAAGCCAAGGATCAACCCGCCGCCGACGCTTTCACCAGCAGAATGCTCCACAGCAACAATGTCCGCTTTGGGCCAATAGCGGACATCCGCTGCCAGCTACGATTTGTCAGCTGCCGGACAGACGCAGCCCGCTTCAAGATGTATGGTTCGGCATCGTTTGCTGCAGGTATTTCAGACGTCGGCGTTATAGACGCTGCTCGCGTCCCGCCTGCAACGGCAATGGGTGTCGCCATGCAGCAATCTCAAAGCAATCCGGGTTCAGAGGACATTGCGCATGCAGGGTGTGCCAACTGCGGCGCGCCGATGCGGCTCACTCGAATAGAACCGGACTTCCCGCATCATGAGAGTCGCACATTTGAATGCAAAGCATGCGGCGGCACCACGACAGTGATCGTCAAATATGGGTAGGTCGGTCTTTAGCTATGCAATCAAAATAAGTCGAAATGCCCTGCATCCGTTATCGAACATTAGAACAATATTTTGTCCGGGCATCTCCTTTACGTTAGCTATCGAACACATGAGTGCCCATATGTGTGGCATCACTGACCAGACCCTTGGCGTCAGTGGCTGAGAGACGCGGCCGCGCTCCCGCCGACAGGCAGGAGGCTCGCTATGTCCAAATCAGCAAATCGATTGCTTGCGTCACTTCCGCCTGACGCTTTCTCCGCAATCTCGCCATACCTGAAGATTGTCGAACTGAAGTTTGGCGATGTGCTCGCCGAAGCAGGTAGCGCTGTTCGAAAGGTCTACTTCCCCTATTCCGGCGCGATCTCCCTCGTGGTCGAACTTGATGTCGGGATGATGATCGAGACGGCAATGGTGGGCCGCGACGGTGTCCTGAATGCGGCTTCAGCCCTCGACGGAAAGGTGTCTCTCAACAAGGGCATCGTTCAGGTTGCCGGCAGCGCGGGCACCATTGAGGTCAATCGGTTTCGCCGACTGGCCAATGAGCTCGAGCGCTTCCGCTCGGCCCTCATCCGGCATGAGCAGGTGTTGTTTGCGCAGTCGCAGCAGTCGGCGGCCTGTAATGCAAGCCATTCGGTCGAAGCGCGCATGTGCCGCTGGCTGCTGTATATGCGTGACCTCGCCGGTAGCGATGATCTTTCGCTAACGCAAGAATTTCTCGCCCAGATGCTGAGCGTGCGGCGACCAAGCGTGTCGATTGTGGCGAGCCCGCTGCAAAAAGCCGGACTTATCAAATACAGCCGCGGCCGCATTCGAGTGCTGGACGTCAAGGGATTACAAAAGCGCGCCTGCGAGTGCTACGGCACCGTCAAGGCTCACTACCAGCGGCTTCTTTCGAACTAGCAATTAATTTACAAAAGGGCCATTATGTACGGAACCTTACACAAGGTTTACCGTTCGCCTGATAGCGCCCAAAGGATGTCGGACGATATAACCGGCACCGCACCGCAAAACGTGCAGTTGAGTTGCAGCTAGCTCACCCGGGCCAATGAACAACGACAACACGGCCGGAGTGCGCATATGCGCGATGCGAGATATTTACGCGCTCAAGCGGAGCTATGCCTGAAAATTGCTGACCAGGTTAGCGACCCGCGAGCTGCTGACTGCCTCCACGCAGAAGCCGCCCGCTATCACGCTGAAGCAGCAGAGATTGAGACCGGCGGCAAGATTTGGGTGGCAAAGGCTGCCCCCGAGCAGAGTTGATCCCCTGGAGCGACCCAATGTCCGCTTTGTGCCACGGTCGACGTTCGCGATTTCATCGGGGCAGGTGCGGTTACATCCCGTCCCCAGCAGCCCAGGATAGGCGCAGGGCGCTAGAACAATCAGCAAGAATTGCCGTAGCGTCTTACCACCGCTGCGCTTCTTTTTTGTGAAGTGTGTCGGCGAACCTGCTTCTTCGTGTCAAATGCAATAGTGATTACGCGGCCATGTCGGCTAGAACCGTGCCGGTTAGCATGGAGACTGGGCCGATGGTTCCTGACAGTTTGCGACGTCCTGTACAGATGCCGAGAAGGCCAATCTCTCAGCACGCTAGGGTCAACAGGAACACTCGCCACGAAGCAGTCCATCAGGCTACTCGTCTGGAAAGACGAATAAGCGACATTGAACAGTTTGCTGGATTTCTGACCGACATGATGCTCGGTCTCACCTCAGCCTTCTTCGCTATTGTCGGGGCAGCCTTTGTTGATGGCGATGCTAATTGGCAGGATACGACCTGCGCAGGTGTGCTGGCGTTTTTGATTTCAATGTGGATTACCAATTTTCTTTTTCCGAATGCGACGCGATGGTGTTTGGTTTCATGACCGCGGGTGGCCGACCGAGCCCTTGAATCCCCCCGGTCGGCGACGGTCGGGCCGCGTTGCTCTTGGACCGGGCAGCGCGGTTCTTTTTATTCACTAACGTTTGCCCGCGCGTTCGGCTGCAACCTCAATGTAACATGTGCAGCATGTCTGCTTTGGGTCATTAGCGGACATTTGCAGTGCAAAACGGCATGTCCGCTTTACCCCCGAAAGCGGACATTCGGGCGATCGCGATCAATGTCTGCTGTTTGGGTAGGAGTGGACGCGGACGGTGGGACAGAGCATGTCCGCTCTGCCCCTATTGTCAGACATCCACCTGTTCAGCAATGGCGAGAGCATCATCAACCTCGATGCCAAGATACCGAGCTGTACTCTCTATCTTGCGATGGCCAAGCAAGAGCTGCACCGCTCGCAAATTGCCGGTACGCCGGTAGATCAAGGTCGCTTTGGTTCGTCGTAGCGAATGCGTTCCGAACAGACTCGGATCCAGCCCGACGCTGGCGACCCATTCAGAAACCAGGCGGGCATATTGCCGAGTAGACAGACCCCGCCCAGAACCGGGATGGCCGTCAAATAGAAATTGGCTCGGCTTCTTATCGGCAACCCGCACATAATCATCGACCGCTTGGCGGGACTGTTGGGTCAATTCAAACCGCACTGGTTGTCCAGTCTTCTGTTGACGGATGCTCGCACGTTCGAGGGCATGGCCCTTTGGGGCCACATCCGCGACCTTGAGGGCAACCACATCGCAGCCGCGTAGCTTACTGTCGATTGCCAAGTTGAACATTGCCAAGTGCGGATTAACCAGACGTACTTTGGTTGCAGTGGCGGCTTGGCACCCGTCAATTTTCCCTTGTTCCAAGGCGCGCGTTGGGGAGTAATCGGAATTGAGGTCCTGTCGTACTGCATTGGCGGTCTCCTCTGTTATTGAGGGGCACCAGCATGCCAAACCGGAGCGAATAGATTGCCGCGTCTAAACGCGGGACACGCCGTATTCCATAACGTTTCAATATGCGAATCCAGATGCGTGCATTTGCATTTGACTGAAAGGACGCCTACCTCCCTGTTGATAGTCGCTGAACAGGACGATCGTCATGGCGACGCTGACCGATCTGATCGCGGCGCAACTGGGCCGGCCGGAATTTGGTACGGGCGTGCCTGCGCAAGCCCGCCAAACTTGGCAGGCCTTTGAGCATCTTTTCTTGCAAATCGGCGGTGCGCTTGTGCGCGTGGCGCAGTCGCCCCCCTCGCCCGGCTATGAGCCCTGGTTTGTTGAAAGAGGCGGCGGACGCCTTGGCGCCCGCGGCCTTGCCCGCCTTCTGGTTCACGCCGGAAAGCGGCGTGCGCGCGACAATCAATGGCGCGGCGAGGTGGTTAAAGCCCTGCGCCATCTGGCAAAGCCGCTGCAAACTAAGAGCGCGGTGATGCGCAGGGTGCGAATGCTACTTGAGGCTTGGCAGGAGAGCTCGGTGATCGAGACGATTTTTCACAACGCAGGCCAGGACGAGTTTGAATTTATCCGCCTGCTCAAAACTGCCCGCGCCGGAAATACCAGCGTGTTCAATCGCCTAGCAGAAATCGCCGGCACGCTTAGGCGAGGTTTAGTGGTCCCGCGTGGCCCAAAAATGGGCGCAGCCTCCGAAGCGCACACGCTCTTTCTTGAGTTAGCGCGCCCCACAGGGGCCAGCAGGTCTAGCTATACTTGGGATCCCATCGAAGGCGATTTTACCGATCCGCAGACGCGAGCGACTCGTCTGGAATTTAATGATCGTAAGTTTAGTCCCAAGCGGGCTTGCCAGCACCTGAAGCCAGCCAAAACGACATAATTAGTACCTTAGACCTCGGCTCGCCGAGCCGTGACTCTCCCTGCGCATCTTTAGCAAGGAGGTCACGATGCAGAATTCACCCTCGAACATTCCCGAGACTTTTGCCCCCATCCGCTGGCCAGAGGTGGAATGGGTGGCGCTTGCTGCGCTCAAAGCCAATCCAAAGAACGCCCGCACGCACTCGCATAAGCAAATCAAGAAAATCAGGCGCAGCCTCAGAACCTTTGGACCGCTCAACCCGATCCTTATCGACGAGAACAACATCATTCTCGCCGGTCATGGGCGCGCAGAAGCGGCGCGGCAGGAGGGTCTCTCGCATTTGCCGGTGCTGCGCTATCGCCATTTAACCGATGCGCAAAAGCGCGCCTACCTGATTGCCGACAACAAGATCGCCCAAGAAGCCGGCTGGGATCGCGAGCTGCTGGCGCTTGAGCTCGGCGAACTCGTCGAGTTCTTGCCCACGCACGGGCTCGATGTCGCGTTGACCGGTTTCGAGACCGCCGAAATCGATCTGCTGATCGCCGACTTTGGCGACGCGCAGCGACCAGCGGATACGTTGCCGCCGTTGCCTGAACATCCGACCACGCGCAGCGGCGATCTCTGGCAGCTCGGCAAGCACCGGCTGCTCTGCGGCGATGCCCGGCACCTGTCCAATTTCGAACGCCTGTTAGCGGGAGGGACCGCAGCCGCCGTGTTCTGCGACCCGCCTTACAATCTCGCGGTCAAAACCATCGGTGGGCGCGGGCGTATTCACCACCCCGAATTTGCTTTCGCGTCCGGTGAAATGTCGTGCGTAAATTTTCGGCAATTTCTGCGTCAAACACTGGGCAATGGCGTGCAGGTGTCAGCTCCCGGCGCCGTGCACTACACCTGCATGCATTGGCAAAGCATCGCAGACCTCATCACGGTCGGCCGCGAACTGTATGGCTCGATGCTGAACCTCGTCGTGTGGAACAAGACCAACGCCGGCCAGGGCTCATTTTATCGTTCGCAACACGAACTGATCGGCGTCTTTGCGGTTGCCGGCGGCACGCACCGCAACAACATCGAGCTCGGTCGTTTCGGCCGTAACCGCTCAAATGTCTGGACGTATCCCGGCATCAACTCCTTTGGCCAAGGCCGCATGGAGGCCCTGCACAGTCATCCAACTGTAAAGCCGAGCACGCTGGTCGCAGATGCCCTCCTCGACTGCACCGTCCGCGGCGACGCCGTGCTCGATCAGTTCGCCGGTTCTGGCACCATCTTCTTGGCGGCAGAAAAGGTTGGCCGAAAAGCCTACGGCATCGAATTCGAACCACGCTACGTGGATGTCGCCGTTTTGCGTTGGCAGGACGCCACCAAACGTGACGCCGTGCTGGTGGACGATGGCCGCACCTTCGCCGAAATCTTCGCCCTACGTAGTGAAGAATCTCGTCCTGCGCCACACGCGGAGGACGATCATGCCTAGGCGAAAGTCAGACCCAGCCTACGCCGTTGGCTACAAGCGGCCGCCAAAATCGACGCAATTCAAGCCGGGCGTCAGCGGCAATCCGAAAGGCAAGCCCAAGGGCAGCCGGCCGGTCGGTGCCCTGTTGCAGGAGATTATCCGGCAAAAGATCGCCGTGACCGAGAATGGTAAGACCCGCCGCTTGCCCGTTCTCGAAATCATGCTGCGCCGGCTCGCCAACGAGGCTATGCGTGGCGACCAGCGCTCCATCAAGTTCTTGCTCGCGCTTTTAGAGCACTACGGCGAATCATCTCAAACGACGCTGCAGCTTAGCGAGATGATCGCCGAGGACGCCGAAATCCTCGCCGAATATCTCGACGAAACGACCGTTGCAGAACCTCAGCCTTCAGCGGCCGAAAAGGAAAACGAGCCATGAACGCAAACATGCGTATCGTTCAAGCTTTGTTGCGCCACGATCTGCGCGCCTTCGTCCACAAGGTGTTTGTGGCCTTAACACTGGGCCAAACTTACGTGCGCAGCTGGCACATCGATGCCATCGTCTATCAACTTGAGCGTATCCGCCGCGGCGAAATCCGTCGCCTCATCATCAATATGCCGCCGCGCAGCTTAAAATCAATCACGACCTCGGTCGCCTTTCCCGCGTTCTTGCTGGGCCACGATCCAACAAAGCGCATCATCTGCGTGAGTTATTCCGGTGACCTTGCGAAAAAGCACTCGAATGATTTTCGCGCTGTTCTTGAATCTGCCTGGTTCCGGGAAGCATTTCCAGACACACGCATCGGTCTTTATAAGAACACCGAGACGGAAATCGAACTCACCAAGCGCGGCTTCCGCTTGGCGACCTCGGTCGGCGGGACGCTGACCGGGCGTGGTGGTGATACCATTATCATCGACGATCCGCTTAAGCCGGATGACGCCTATTCTGACTCCCGGCGCACTGCGGCCAACCAGTGGTTCGCCAATACGCTGCTGTCGCGCCTCGATGACAAGCGCACGGGCGCGATCCTGGTAGTCATGCAGCGCGTGCACCTCGATGACCTCACCGGATATTTGTTAGGCCAATCCGATGAATGGGAGGTCCTAAGCCTCCCAGCCATTGCTTTTGCCGACGAAACTATCCCGATTGGCCTAAATCGACACTACCGCAGAAAAGCCGGCGAAGCCCTATCGGTGCGCGAACCGCTCGAAACGCTCGCAGCGATGAAACTGGAAATCGGTAGCGATGCATTCTCAGCGCAGTACCAGCAAACACCCATCCCGCCGGGCGGAATGATGGTCAAACGCGAGTGGATCAAGCGTTACTCGGAACCGCCGCCGCGATCCGAATGGCTCTTTGTGTTGCAAAGCTGGGATACCGCGATCAAAGGCGGTCCCGACAATGACTGGTCGGTGGGCACCACCTGGATCTTTGCGCGGGGGAAGCGCTGGTATCTCATCGATGTCGTGCGTTTTCGTGGTGACTACCCGAAACTGAAAGCAGAGGTGATCCGCGCCGCAAGAAAATGGAAACCGCGCAAGATCTTGGTTGAGGACAAGGGCACCGGCACCTCGCTGGTCCAGGAACTCAAGCGCCAGATTTCTGGAATCATTGCGGTTGAGCCCGAAGGCGACAAGGTGGCCCGCATGGCCGTTGCCTCGGCAAAAATAGAAGCCGGCCAGGTGTTTCTTCCCATATACGCGACGTGGCTTCCCGATCTCGAGGCGGAAGTGTTTGCCTTCCCCGGCAGCCGACACGATGACCAGTGCGACTCGATCAGCCAGGCCTTGATGCATGAACCGAAATTCTTTGCGATATCGCCTGAAATTCTCGCGCGAGCGGCACAGCCAATGACGCCTGCTGCATTCCTGCGAAGAGGCCTGCGGCGAGGGTTCTGAAGTTTGACGTTACGCTTGCAACTCGTCGCTGTCGTTGTGCCCCGCAGCACCCCTTGGCTGCTGGTCAACTGACAATTTCAGAGCATGTGTGGTCGGGCGAAATGAAGGAGGTTTTGAATGCCCGACGGTGTCAATGCGATGGTCGAGGCTGAACTTGATCGGCTTAGGATAATGCGGATCATTGAATTGCGCGCACTTTGGCGGGCCAAATTCAAATGCGACCCGCCGAAGGCATTCGGACCCGACCTGCTGCGGCGCTCCATCGCGCACGAGATCCAAGAGGCCGTCTATGGTGACCTTAATTCAGCAACCAGCAGGCTGCTCAACCAATTGATGGCCCAGCATGCGAAGACGCCGGGCAAGATCGTCCTGCCACGACGGATCAAGCCAGGCGCCGTCCTGGTGCGCGACTGGAAGGGTGACAATCATCGGGTGACGGTTCGGAACGATGGCTTTTCGTATCGGGGAAAAACCCACGCAAGCCTCTCCGAGATCGCGCGGCTAATTACCGGCACCCACTGGAACGGGCCGCGTTTTTTCGGGCTGCGCGCAAAGGAAAATGCCGAACTATGAAACAAAAAGTGCTGCGCTGCGCGATATATACGCGCAAATCTACTGACCACGGTCTCGAACTCGAATTCAATTCGCTTGATGCGCAGCGCGAGGCTTGCGAGGCCTATATCAAGTCACAGGTCGCCGAAGGATGGCAGCCGCTCCCCCAGCGTTACGATGACGCTGCCTACTCCGGCGGTGATATGGATCGGCCCGCCCTGCAGAAGATGTTGACTGACATCAGCCGCGGGCAAATTGACATCGTTGTCGTCTACAAGATCGACCGCCTGACGCGCTCGCTCGCTGATTTTGCCAAGCTGGTCGAGGTTTTTGAGGCAAAATCAGTTTCCTTCGTCGCCATCACCCAACAGTTTAACTCCACCACGTCAATGGGGCGTTTGACGCTCAATGTTCTGTTGTCTTTCGCCCAATTTGAGCGCGAGCTCGCCTCAGAGCGTGTGCGCGACAAGATCGCAGCCTCCCGCAAGAAGGGCAAATGGACCGGTGGCAGCATCCCTTTAGGCTATGACGTCAAGAGCAAGAAGCTCGTCGTCAACGCGACTGAGGCCAAAATCGTTCGGATGATCTTCGCGCGCTATCTCGCGCTAAAATCATTTCAAAAATTGGTTGATGAGCTCAACGAAAAGGGGATCCTTACCAAGAAGCGACAAGTCGCCAGTAAAACTCTGGGCGGCATTCCCTTCACGTATGGGCCCCTTGCCTATCTTCTGAAGAACCGCACCTACCTTGGTCAGACCCACTACAAAGACCAGTGGTTTGCCGGCGAACATGAAGCGATCATCCTGCAGGGGATTTTCGAGCAGGTCCAGCAGCTCCTAAAAATGAATACTGCCGGACGCACTGGACGACGGCATGACAACGGCGCGCTGCTTACTGGGCTGTTGTTTGACGACCGCGGCAATCGTATGAGCCCGAGTTTTACGACCAAGCGGGGCGCGCGCTATCCGTTTTACGTGAGTTCCGCGCTACTGTGCGGGCGCAAATCACAGGCCGGGTCGATTGCGCGAATTGCGGCCCGAGAGCTCGAAACGAAAGTGCTCGGCGCTATCCGTGAGCGCGTCGATATTGGTAATGAGTCTTCCACGCAGCGAGAGCTCCTAGAACGATTTGTAGAGCGCGTTGCGCTGAAAGCGGAAAGCGTAATCATCAGGTTTAAAGATCAATCTCCGCCAATTGCTCTGCCATTGATGGTCACGAAACCAGGCGCCGTAGTTCACATCGAAAATAACTCAGATTCAATAAGGCCTGATCCGCAATTGGTTCACGCCGTTGTGCGTTCCCACATTTGGTTAAAATGGCTGCGCGATGGCACCTACGAGACGATCGAAGAGCTTGCGCAAAAAATAAAACTCCATCCGAAAGTCATTCGTCACCGGATCAGGCTAGCGTTTCTTGCGCCGCACATTGTTCGATCAATTTTGAACGGTAGCTACGGCGGTTCGGTAACGGTAACTGACGTCTGTAATTCGGCTTCGCTTAGTTGGACACGACAAGCGCGCGATGTGAATGTGGGTTAGGTCCCGAAGGCAGACATCCGCGCAGCAACATGAAATGTCCGCTAAGGGACGCTGGCACTCGCGGCCATTCGCTCAAATTTCAGGGCTTTCTGTCGCCTGCCTGGGTCCCTACATAATTCGGGCATCTGTCGGGGACACCCAATTTGTCTAAGCTTAGCCGGAACGAGCCCTGTCACTGCGGCAGCGGCAATAAATATAAAAAGTGTCACTTGCAGCGGGATCAGGAGCAGGAGCACGCGAGCTTACGCGGTGGTCCTTCGCGATCTGATATCGCCGCAATGTTCCGACGGCATGAGGCGCAGGAAGAGATCCGTCGTGTCCAGCAGGGCCTCGGCAAGTCGATTATTTCCAATATGTTCAAAGACCACCGCATCGTCGCGGTAGGCAACAAAATTTACTTTTCCAAAAAATGGAAAACGTTTCCCGACTTTCTCAATGATTACATCAAAAAGACATTGGGTTCTGACTGGGGCGACGCCGAGATCAAGAAGCCTCTCGCGGAACGCCATCCAATTATGCAGTGGCATGATACGTACACCCGTTACCAACACGAGATGGTAAAAGAGCAAGGTCAAGTGAGTAGCGCCAGGATCACCGGCGTTGTCGCATGCTATCTTGGTCTGGCGTACAGTTTGTACCTGATCGCGCATAACGTGGAGTTGCAGTCTCGCTTGGTGAAGCGGCTCGTCGATCCTGCGCAGTTCCAAGGTGCGTACTACGAGCTTATCATCGCTAATACGATTATCCGCGCAGGATTTACGTTGGAACTTGAAGACGAGACTGATGGCGACTCCAAGCACTGTGAGTTCTCCGCCGTATCCCGCGCCACGGCGAAGAAATATTGGGTTGAAGCCAAGATGCGCTCGGTGTCAGGCGTCCTGGGCAAAACGGACGCAGACGGCACTAAGGATGACAACCCGCTCTCGCACCTCTCGTATCATGTGACCGAGGCGCTCAAAAAGCCCGCCACAGATGAGCGCCTAGTCTTCGTTGACCTCAATGCGCCTTTTGATGCCGCCGAAGGCGACAAACCAGCGTGGGTCGAAAAGGCAAACCACGCGCTTGTCAGCTACGAACGGCGTCATGGTGAGGCTAATGCCTACGTCATCGTTACGAACTTACCATTTCACAGGATGCTCAATGACTACCCAGCCATGGTGGCCTTCCCACTGGGCTTGGGGATGCCGGAATTCAATCGGCCGGGAGAAATGCGACTAAGCGAAGCCTATCGCCGCAAACAGAACCACATCGACATCTACAACATCTGCGACTCCCTAGAGAAATATCTCGTCTTTCCCACGACTTTCGATGGCTCTTTGCCATCAGAGCTGTCTGGCGGCGCGTCCAGTCGGCGCGTGCAACTCGGAGAGACTTACATGTTCGAGGGCGTAGATGGTGCAGAAGGCACAGTCGGCACCGTGACAACCGCTACTGTCGATGAGAAGAAAAAGCTGGCGTACATCGCCGTAACTCGCGCACAAGGCGGTTCGATCATCCTTACGCAGAAGATGACCGACGAGGCGATCGCCGACTATAAATTGCATGGTGACGCCTACTTTGGCGACCCAAAGCGCTCGAAGAAACGAGAAATCTTCAGCACCTATGAACTTTTCGAATGGTTGATTGAGTGCTACGCCAAAACACCACGAACTCGGCTGCTTGAGCTGGCAAAAGGTGCTCCAAACTTCGACGAACTTCAAAAAATGTCGGACGACGACCTTCGTGCTACTGCGAGATGATGGCCGGGGCTATGGCGCAAAAAAACAAGAAAGGCGGGCAATCTCGTAGCGACCAACAGGAGCCTAAGGCGCCGACGTCCCCCAGCACCTGACTGGCCACTTGCAAATCCGATAGGGAGAGTTGCACTTTCACTGCCAGGTCCCGCGCGCAGTCCAAGAGCGAACTAGTCTCTACCTTCTGGCTCCGCAAAACGGGAGTTTTCCAAATACTGGCCAGAGACTTTCGGCAGAAATTTCAGATTTTGAGCCAATATCGAGCGAGCCAGAGGGTTGGCAACATCAAAAAAGCGTCCGATGTCCGGGCTTTCTCGAGGACCTCAGGCACCGCTACGAGGAGACCGGACTGGGTGGCTGGGGCGCCAGGATTCGAACCTGGGAATGGCGGAATCAAAATCCGCTGCCTTACCACTTGGCTACGCCCCAACAGGTACCGGAGAGCCGCAGTCTCGCGCGCGGCGGCGGGACCATAGCGGCGTGGA